CTACCATTTTCATGTGTTGAAAAGTTAGTTATTGTAGAACCCGCATCAAATATTACATTGTCTAACGTTAATTTACTTTGGTCGTAATTCATTATAACTTGTAATCCAGCCAAATCCGCTTTAGTTAATGTACCTCTTAATATAACTTTACCGGTTTCTAAAGTTGATGTTATACTTAATGTTGCATTCTCTAATTTTGGTGCATTATATGACATAGTTGTCATTGACATTGTTCTATTTAAACTACCAACCGTACCAGGATTAACTGAATTTGAATAATTTCCTGTTGATATTCTTGAAGCAATTTCACTTGGTGATGATGAATGTGAGAAATCTAAATCTCCACCCCACGAGTAAACCATATCCACAGCTTGTATTGGTGTTGTTACTGTAGTTTTATATTTTGGTACACCATCCAACCAACTTTGATTTAATAAACCGGTTATCCATTTGAAATTAACAACACCATTCACAGGCGCGGCATTTGATGGTATAAGGGCACTAGGTGAAACGTCAATACCCATTACGTGTGCGAATAAATTATAAGAATCACTTTCACTAAAAGTTGTTTTGTTTTTAGTAATGAGACCTATATTTTTTTCTAATACAGGATAAGTGAAATAAGTACCATTACCACCAATATCAGTTTGAGATACACCTAAAAACGCTTTATATGCATCTGATACGGTAACGATGTTATTCATAAATGGTTTTTGTAATGATGCATTTACAAATACTGCAAATGAATCTCCAACCTTTACTTCTGTTGTGAATAACGCTTCACCAGTTGCGTCTAATATTTTTGTTGCAATTGCTTGAGCCGTCCAATTAACTTCACCCGCGGTTGTTAAAGGTAATAAAGACACACTATGTGCCGATATATCATATCCCGATGGAAACAATACCCTAACCTTAAATTGAGACGTATTACCAATTACGTTACTTAGAGATACTAATCCTGTTGATGTACTAACCGGTGTTATATTTGCCCCTGTAGCGTCTATTGAGTAAGATAAATCTAATTTATGTATATTTGTGTAGTTATCTAAATCTTTTATCACATATTTTTGTGTTGCAATATCCCCATCAATCGATGCGTCTGTTCTTTGTACGGTTAATTGACCAACACTCCAATTTGGATTCGCAGCATAACTCCACGGAGTCATTAGGTATTGTTCATATAGACTTATTGTTGGTTTAGTTGAATTTGGGGTAAAACTGTAGTTACTCCAATTAGTATAAAACGTTTGAACTGAACTACCTTGAGACCAAGTCGTATTAACATACGCTAACGCTTTATTATTATATTGGTATCTTAACCAAAAATATCTTGGTGTGGTTGTCCCTTTAGCGACCGTATATTTAACTTGAATCGTGTCACCAACTTTATATGATGGTCTACTAACTATAGATTGATTAACCGTTAATTGACCGAATGAATAGAAAGATATTAAAAAAAATATCCCAATCGTAAGTAATTTTTTCATTTTATTTATTTTTATTTTTTATTTAAGAATGTTTTATTTATTAGTGACTCACAAGTTTTCTTTATTGCGGAAGAAAGGGCTTGTTGGTTTATTTTCCCACTACCCTCATCTGTAATTAAAGTTGATGTTGAAATTTCAGTACTTGATTCCTCTGCAACAGATTCCTTTATCTTTTTACCGTTCTTATCTGTTAAAAACCCTTTCATCACAACCAAAGTCTCCTCAACATCCGAATGGAAAACTGAGATGTTCCTTTTGGTTCTGTTTACATCAAAGTATAAAATTTCGGCACGGAAAATTAAATCCGCGTTTTCGGGACTCTCAACGATGATGAATTCTTTATCTTGTAAAATTTCCTGAAAGATGTTTTTACATCCAAAAGCCAAGTTTCGGTTGTTCGTAAGTCTACCTATCTTGATTTTATTCTCCACACCCGATACATACACAGATTCGGTCTCCTTTGTTGGTCTTAACACATCTACAAAGAATGCAAATGTGATAAGATACAACAAGGGCAGTAGAGATACATTTAATCTCTTTATTTTTGTCATATTAATAAATATCAAGAATCCGGCAACTCGCATAGTAAATTTTTAAAAAAAAGACTAGTCTTTTCTTGTTTTTCTCGATACTTATTGTTATCTTTGTTAAAAGAAAGAAATTAAAAAAAATTCAATGAGACAATTTACACATACAATGTCGTTTACAATCTGTTCAAAATGGGCGGATGAAACTCGTATGTCTATATGTCTCGATGATACTGATGTAGGTTAAATTAGTTTAACTTAAAATATTAGAAAACCTCGGGACTTAAAAATCTCGAGGTTTTTTGTTTATGGGCCGGATGTCAATGGCAGACCACCTGATTTGCAATCAGAGTGAATGGGTTCGATTCCCAACGTGTCCACAGAATTGGAATATAGCTCAGTTGGTTAGAGCGTCATCCTGATACGGTGAATGTCGATGGTTCGAGTCCATCTATTCCAACATAAGGAGAAGAAGCTAACTTAGTAGAAGCGTCGGACTGAAAATCCGAAGGAGTTGGAGCGTAACCAACTTTCTCCACATAATGACCTCGTAGCTCAGTTGGTTAGAGCACCTCACTTTTAATGAGGGAGTCAATGGTTCGAATCCATTCGGGGTCACAATACACGGGTATGGTGCAACGGCAGCATACGGGTCTCCAAAACCCTCGATGGGAGTTCGAATCTCTCTACCCGTGCTAAATTTGAAAGTTATGAAAAAGAAATATGATATGCATTAGTTAAACTAATGTAAAATGAAAGAAGAAAAGGTAAAAAAAATGAAACAGATATGGGATTACTGTTTCATCTGTCAGAAAAGAAGTGGCAGTTGGTATTATGATTGTTCACCCAATAAAGTATGGGGAAGACATGGAAATGGAAAACCGATTTATTCCCACAAATACCGAGAATATAAATCTTGGAAACATAATAGAAAAACACAATGGAAAACAATGTAGAAGGATTTAAGTTAAAGGCCGAAGGTCAACTTATCCAAATAAGAGAAGAAAGAAAAAAAAGGGTAAAAGAGTATTGGGAAAATCTCCCAAAAATTAATACCCCAAGGGACGTACCTGATTTACCAAAAGTAGATATTCAGGAATGGAAGGATTATTATGTTCCAAAACTAATTGAAGCGGGAGCAATTCCTAAAAAGGATTTAGTGGAAGGTCAATATTATATTGGTGAACATAGGAGAGCGGTTGTCGCTAAATGGACAGGAAAAGATTTTATCTATAATAGAGAAAAATTTGGGAATGTTTATGAAGATAAATGTAACCACTTTGAAGATGATGATGGATTTGCACTATTTGTTCCAATTGGGGTTGGTACTGAGGAAAAATATAAGCAAAATTGCTTATAAAAATGGTTTCATAGTTTAATGGAAAAACGTCTCGCTACGGACGAGATGATTGGGGTTCGAATCCCTGTGAGACCTCAAATAAGGTCAGTTTGGTCGTGGAGGCCGGTTAGTCTGCAAAACTAACGGAGTTGGTTCGATTCCAACATTGACCTCTGTGTTTATAGTGTTAATGGTTAGCACGTCAGATTGTGGTTCTGATAGTATGGGTTCAAATCCCATTAAACACCCCATATATTGCGGGATGTGTAGAAAATGGTTATCTCATCGGTCTCATAAGCCGAGGTTCTGGGTTCAAGTCCCAGTCCCGCAACTAGATAAATGTTCCCTTTCTTGGTATATATTAAGAAAGGGAACTGATGTCAAAAAAGAAAAAAGAAAAGGAATATAATTTCATTTATAAAACGACAAACGTATTAACTGGAAAATTTTATATTGGGATGCACTCAACCGATAATTTAGATGATGGTTACATTGGAAGTGGAACTCAATTGAAAAGAAGTATTAAAATACATGGATTAAAAAAGTTTAAATTTGAGATATTAGAGTTCTTACCAAATAGGAAATCACTAATAGAAAGAGAAAGGGAAATTGTGAATGAGGATGTGGTTAGTGATAAGTTATGTATTAATTTAAAAGTTGGAGGTGAGGGTGGATTTGTTAACGAGGAACATAAAAAGAAGTTTAGGGTTGCAGGAAAACGAGCCTTGAAAATAAAAAGAAAAAAAGATTCCAAATAATTTGTTATAATGTGAATT